AACGCCTCTAGCTTGATGATCAAGCGTTGGGAGTGCTAGGCAGGATTGCGCCAGAGATGGTGCAACGACCAGTGCCGTAAGTGCCACGGCTCATCAGGTCGAAAGTGGTCTCAACGAGGTTGTCAGCAGGGTAACTCTCGTTGTAGTTCATCACGGTAGCTGCAAAGCAGGTGAGGTCATAAGTTTGACCACCGAGGAACTTGAAGATTTCAACATAGAGTTCAAAATCTTTCTCAGTACGGCCGCGCAGGATCAGATCCATGGCTTCGTCAAATTGAGTTTCGTCAATCTGACTGCCGTCCAGATCCTTCTGGAAATACGAAGTGATGGAAGCTTGGCAACGCTGGGTGACTTTCACGCTATCAGCGAAGCCACCGTTGCCGAGCAGATAGTATTCTTGCTCACCATCGTTAAATGAAACGGAGGCATTGGTCACGCCGCCAAGGAAATACATGGCGGAAGGAACGCCCGAAGTGGGACGGCTAAGAGCGCCAGCAGACGCGGGAGTGATGGCAGGACGAGTGGCGCCGGAAAGAGCGCCCACATACACAATGGTGTCCTGGCTCTTGATGATCTGTGTGGGATGTTGAATGGCCATTGAAACAATGCGAAGGAGCGTGATTAACGATTAAGGACACTACCTGCTCCCACAACTCTAAAGTAGCCGTGGATTGGAGTGCCCAGAAACTGACGGTAGTGGTCAGTCATCTCGGTCGTAGGGAGTAATTCAAAACGCCCCTCCTGATTTTCAATGGTGGCCGCAGCCACACTTCCAGGGGGCACTCCCGAAAACGCCAGTGGGCTAACAAGCCTGCCCTTCATATAGATGGCAGTTTCATCAGCCCCGAGTCGTTGATCGTATCGAGGATCCTTGCTCTGCTTCAAAGTGGCATAGTACGTTTCATCTCCAGTGATTTCAACGTAATTACCAGTGGCCGAGTCTGTCGCATATCCGCTCGCCACTGCAAACACCAGTGTGGCATTAGCTAGTGGCGGAGCAGGATTGGTCATTAGACAACGAAACCAAGCAGAGAGGATGATGCCGCATCAGTGAGACGTTTGAACTCTTGCCCATACAACGTGGCGTCGAGACCTTTGCCATAAACCTTGCCGTCTGTTGCGCCAATCATGACGCCCATTTGTGCAAGCTGAATAGCAATGATGTGAGCGGCTAGAAAACGCACTGCTCGGTCAGTCTGATCACCAAAGATGTCTGACGAAACGTCTGCAGAGGCGCTCTCAATAGCGCCGTTCACAATTCCCGATGGATGAGGGCTGAACTCGGGGAAACGCTCTAGAAAACCAGCGTAAGTGACACTCATGCTTTTCCTGTGCGAATGGCTTCAAGACGACGGTTAATCGCATTGCGGACCCTCACGCGACCTTCAATCTTCTTCCAATCTCCGAGTTTGTCCTCGTCGTGGAGAAGTTCAATGGCCTGGATAGCCTGACTAAGCGGAAGCTGAGAAAGGTTTTCGGCGGACTTGGGAATAGTTTCCACTTCCACTCGCTCCTTCATCTCCTCAATAGCCCCAATGCGAAGAAGTCCCTGCACCGTAGGGTTCAGTTTTGCTTCTTCCCATTGCTCATCAGGAATTTCCTGATTAAGACCGGGCGCAAGGCTAATCATGCCTCGCTTAGTAATCACTCCGAAACTGGCCTCTCGCGGCGGGTTTTCAAGTTCAGGGCGGTAAGCAATCAACATTTGTTGAATTAACAAACTTGATAAGCTTAACCGCCCATTCTTGACAAACTACCTAAGGGCTTTCTCAGGGAGCCTGAACGTAGATGACGCTCTTGGGATAGTACAGAGCGACGCCACCCACGCGAGCATGAGCCGGAACAATGAATTCCAGACCGCGCTGCTGAGGGGGGAACAGTTCAAGAGGCTGAGGAATGTGCAGTTGCACTTTGCCGGGATCACGCTTGTAGATGACCATCCGGTTCTTGCTGAGGCTGCTCTTGTCAGCATCGAGCTGGTTGATGGGCTCGACGTTGCGGATGAAGGGGTTGGTGCGCAGGAAGTACTCCAGCACAGTCACATCCGAAGAGTCAGAGTTACGAGTGGTCGAAACCACGTTGTAATCTTCCCAAGCCATCAGAATGGTGTCGGGCTGCTCCTTCATGTTGGAGCCATTGATGATGGCGGTAACGCCCTGGTTCATCAGTTCCAGCATGTCCTGAGCAGTGGTGCCAGTGGCGGTAGCGCCAGTGAACCACTTGTCAGCAGACACAACGTCCACAGTGGAGTTGTTAAAGAAGCCAGCCAGGCCAACAGAGGCCTCACCGAACAGAGCAACGCTCTCCACTTTCTCTTCGTAAGCGCGACGCACAGCGGCGGCACGGCGCTGCTCCAGGGCCAGATTGGCCATTTGAGCTGCACGCAGTTCCTGCACGGTGTAGCCGAAGGAGCCACCGAAGGAGCGGATGTTGATGCTCTTCTCGACCTGGCTCACATCAGCACGCGGCAGATCATCTGCAGCGTCAGAGATGAGCTTGAAGTCACCAGTCGCATCCATGATGCGATAGGTGAAGGTCTGGGCGCCAGGACCAGCTTCGCTGGTTACAGGCAGAATTGTGGGGTATTTGATGTCGGCATACTCGACTTCAAACACTTGCGGGCGGATGTACTCAAGCTGACGCTCAAGGAACAGGCCCGCTTCATCCATACGAAATTCGCTCATTGTGTACTCCTATCAGGAATCGGCGGCAAGGGTGAAATCGGGGCCGTTCAGCTCCAGCAGAGCAACACCAGCGCCAGTGGTCTTGGACACCCAGCGGGCGCCAGTCAGGCGACGGGTCTTGCCGCTCACGTAAGCGTGAGAGAAGCGACCGGGGTGAGCACCAGCAGTGGTGCCAGTGTGAGTGGCGTAGTACACGCGCACGGGGGAGGTGAGATCAACAGCGCCGGTCACGTAGACGGCAACCACGCCCTTGTTGATTGCATTGACAGCTTGCTCATCAGCAACACCAGGACGGGAGTTGGCGTCAAGCACCTTCTCGTCCACGTAGGTGAGAGCGTTCACGCCCACGACAGTGTCGCCAGTGGCGGCCACAGTCTTGGCGGAGTTGCCCACGGTGCCAGCAGTGTTAACCACCAGAAGGTTTCCGTAAGCGATGGCGGCGCCAGTTTCGTTCACGAAAGTGGCGACGTTGTTGTCGGCAATGTCAGCGAATTGGCCTTCCAGAGCAGCAGTCAGCTCCAGCTCATAGCTGGATTGAACGCCACCGGCAGCACCTGCGCTGGTCGAAAAAGTTACGGCCATGGATTACTTAGCCTCCTTGGAGACAGACAGGGGAGATTTCCAGGCATTCTGCAGCTTCTCGATATACGAGGAGGGAGCAGACGCAGGAGTGGCGATGGAAGCCACCGCCTTACGCAGATCCTCGGTGGAATCAGCGCGATTGGCAGCATCTTCAGAGATGGTGTCGAACATTGCCAGGACGTAATCGTCGGAACGCTCGTCCAGAGCAACAGAGTCGCCGCGAACTGCCTTGATGGCGTCAACCATCACTTCACGGTCGCTCTTGCCGCTAAATTCATAAGCGGCATCCAGTACGGGCTTAGCCTTGGAAACAAGGGCCAGGCGCTCTTCAACAATGGAATCCACGTTGATTTGCTTGGCTTCTTCCAGCTCAGCCTTCAGAGAATCGACTTGCTCGGCCAGGGCATCGGCGCGACCTTCGGCCCCGTCCATTTTGCCCTTCATTTCTTCTTCCATGGCGTCCATTTCGGCCTTCATGGAATCAGCAGCAGCCTGCAGCTCGTCGTACTTCTTTTTCATGTCCTCGTAGGACATCTTGGCGTCATCGCGTTCTTTGGTGATCGCCAGAGCAACGCTCTCGCTCACCTCAAACTCGGCGCCGTCGAAAACGACTTTGGCGGACATAGTTTGATTTTCCTCAGTGGAAAGTAGGGAGGGATCGGCAGCATCTTGGCGATCCAAATGCAACCTCACCTGCGGGCCGGCTCGGCCCCGACGAACGATAGCAACGTGATTACCACTGATCTCCTTTTGGATACCGTCGTAATGCTCGCCACTATCGGTAACGCCAGGCGTCGGATCATAATTGACCCTATAGCCGGCGCTCACTTCACGAACATCGCCGCGCATTACCTTGTCAATAGTTTCGCGATCAGTCACTGTCATGACGGCTTTTACAAAGCCATTGTCATAAACAATTTCCGAGCCGGTAAAACCGATTTGGTAATCCTTGGTGTTCTCACTGTCCAGAAGGACAGGAGGATGTTCCATAGTGATGGCCTTCCCCGCAAATGAGGCAAGGCTTTCAGGAGACGCCACTTCGGTTTCAGGACGGAATTCCTTCCTGATAGAACCGTCAGCATCGGTGTAATGCTGAATACCAGTACGAGCAATAGAAGCCCACACACGAAGGTAACCCTCCGGTGTTACTTCGTATTTCTCAATAGGAGAAACGTCGTACCGGCAAGATGTGGTGCTCATACATACA